CCCCCCCGTCCAAGGGAGGGTCTTCCGACTAGGCGAGAGCCTTAGTATCTGTAGGTCAACCTTAATGGAGAGAACATGGCACAACGTCTTGGAAACTTAGTTTCTAAGAGTAGGACACTAACTCATACGACCGCTCATGTGGCTAAAGCTGATCATTTACTCAGCAATGGTACATTTGAGTCGATAGTAAACGGAGCATACGACCTTGTTGTCGAAGATGCTACGGAGTCTATTGTCTACACTACTTTACCTGCCAAATTAAGAAGCAGGTCAAATATGTGTCGCCATGTAAAATCGTTAACGAAGTATATGGGAGACCCGGGTTCTTCCCAGCGTCTCACATTCTTCAATGTAGGGCATGTCAACCACTATACTGAGTATACTGGTTTTCATAGCCATGCTACGATTTCTCACGCTTCCGCAGTCGCCATAGCAATGGGTGTTTCGCAGCTTAATGTTGCGTCCACCCCTACTTACTTTGGCGATTGTCAAGTTGATATGGATAATGCTTATATCAACTTAAAGCCTGATTTAACGGCCCTATCCCTCCCCAATTTCCTTTTGGAATTGGATGATGTAGGAAAGTTATTCCAGGTCTGGAAGTCCAAGGTCGGGACTGTTAAGAACGTCGCTGGTGCCCACTTAAATTATAATTTTGGGTGGAAACCGTTCCTGTCTGATATCCGTGAAATGATCGGAGTTCTGACAGGCGTTCTTGACAAAATCGAGGCGTTTAAGCGTGCAGCTAATGTTACCTCTCGGTCACATTATACCATGCCCTCAACGTCTACCTATAAATCGGGAAATTTCACGTATAGTAGTATACATACGTGTTATTGGTCCGGGACTGTAAAACGGACTAAAAAAGCTGAGCTCATATATCGCCCGAAACCTTTTCAGGTAACTGGCCAGTATGAGTTAATGCTAAGGGCTTATTTAGATGCTCTTGGCTTCGAGCTTAATCCTCGTATCATATGGGACGCTTTACCATTTACCTTTGTCTTAGATTGGTTCTTTGGCATTGGTTCTTGGTTAGAGCGTCACAAATATGATACTTTGGAACTCCCGTTTCTTTATGTGGATAGTAATATCTGCTTTAAAGAGATACTTCAAGTGGAATCGCGGTTAAAAATGACTAGCACTACTGCTAATCCTACCGCGTTTTTCACACCACCATCGGTTACCTCGAGGCAGTTTTTTACTCGAATCCCGGTGGGGCCAAGTGAGAATGTCTCACTGACCGCAGGCTGGAAATTACCGAGCCTGCACCAAGCGGAACTTTTGGTTTCGCTTGCCACAGTCCTATCCCGTTCAAGGTAGGATATCCGTCACTAGTAATGGTGATAAACTAGCTCATTCGAGCAACTGTTATTCCCTCTTTGAAGGGAAGGAGCATAGATATGGCATTAGCCACATCACAAAGTCTTTCCAAGGATACTGCTACCGATGTGGACACAAACCTCTCGGTTTACGTCCAACGGTTTGCAGATTCTGACCGCTCGGTCTTTTCAGTGGCTGGTTTAACCACGCCAGTTGAAAAGAAGATTACGGTCTCCCATGAGGATGGAAAGTCGGGTGAAAGACGCCATCTGGTCCGCCTCGATAGAACTGAGGTAGACGCATATGGTGTGCCTGCTACGGTGTCCGTTTATATGGTCATCGTGAGGCCCCCGAGTACGGCGCTGACGAACGCGCTTATCCTCGAAGAGGTCAACAAATTGGTTGACTTCCTCGTTGAGGGCGGTTCGAACGCGAACGTAACTTCTCTGCTGAACGACGAGGTTTAGCAAGACATAGCCTTCTACAAGACTTTAATCTTCCCCTCGTTAGTAAAACAAATAAACTATCGATAAGGAAGAGGACTACTGTTTTTGTAGTCTCTAGGATTGTATCAGGATTCATGGCTACTCCTCTGTCGTTACAGTGTACTTTTTGCGAGTTCTAGTTTAACTAGGATGTGTACGTGGTTCCCATACTAGGCGCCTTTGGAGATTATCACATGTTAAGTGGTTATCTGAAAAGCCTCCTCCATTTTTGGAGGGACCTAGCGAAGAACCATCGCTATCAACTCTACTATACTCCTCGTGATTTTGAGGAAGTATGGAAAAGAGTCGACAATGAGGGTATATCCTTCCTTACAGTTGCTCTTCCCAGTTATGGGAAAGCTCTTGATAGTTTCTTTTCGACCGGAGTCTGGGTACCCCCTATTGCTTTTAAGGCAAAAGACGGGTATCTGCCTCTATTTCTCGGCAAGGCTATCAAGGCTGCATTGGAAGGTAACTCTCTAGCCGTAGATTACATACGTCAAGTGACGTACGTTTTCTATAAACTGGAGGTACCTACTACGAAAGAAAAGATCGCAGACTTTCTTAATCAGTTTGTAAAAACTGACCGGGAACTTAGCGATCCTGAGTCATTTCCCGCTGCTCTGAATTTACACACTACCAGTAAACCTGGTGTGGTGTTTACAGTCCCGCGGGAGTTGATTATCAGGGAGATGCGGGATATTGTTGCTCGGGTCCTTTGTAATTTGGATCCCTTCAACATTATTCCTTCGCATAGCGGTGGAGTTACATCCTGCCGCACTCCTAATGAGGAGAAATATCATCGGTTTAGGTTTATACCTAAACTCGATGTAACCTATCCTTATTCAGAACACTTCTTTTTATCGTCTACTCACTTAGTCGACGAAATGGAGAAGTTATCTGATTCTTCCGTTGTAGATCCTAAGGCACGAGTTTGTCTCGTTCCTAAGGATTCTCGAGGCCCGCGCGTCATATCTTGTGAGCCTGCTGAGTATATGTATATTCAGCAGGGTATCATGAGACTGTTGTACGGACATCTTGAGTGCCACGATCTCACATCTGGTCAGATTAATTTTACTGATCAGACTACAAATCGTATACTCGCACAGCAAGCCAGTATAAACGGCTTGTATGCGACGATGGATTTGAAAGACGCATCTGACCGTGTGTCTCTATCTCTTATTCGGGATGTATTTCCGAGTAATTGGGTTGAGGCCCTCGAATCGTGTAGATCCGAGGTTACGGTTCTTCCAGATGGTCGTGAAATTGTGCTCAACAAGTTCGCCCCTATGGGTAGTTCTTGTTGTTTCCCAGTTGAAGCGCTCGCCTTTTGGGCGTGCGCACAGGCTAGCCTACGTCTCCATCGCTTCATATCTCGACGAGGGGCGATTCTTAACCCAAAAACTTGGGTTCAAGACATCTTCTCTAGTCGTACCAAGGTTTCACTTGGGAAAGATATGGACGATGTATACGTATATGGCGACGACATCATCTGCCGTTCGCAGGATTTTCCTACGATAGCGGATGGACTCGAAACGGTTGGCCTCTTGGTCAACCGCCAAAAGTCTTTTGTCACTGGACCATTCCGTGAATCTTGTGGTGGTGACTACCATAATGGTATGGATGTCACTCCTATAAGGATCAAAAAGTGGTTCAGCTATGTCGGTACTGGCCTACAAGCTAGTGCGGACTTTATTAATCTTTTGATTAATAAATTCGGGTATGATTCTGCTCTTCCATTAATTCGTTTAATCGAATTAGAGGTGGGCTATATCTTCCCTCGGACCTCTTTAGACATTCCTATGTCGATCAGAGTTCCGTTCAGCGCTAGTAACGATGTATTCTTTAAGAGACGTTTTAATCGACATCTCCAAAGATATGAGCATCGTGTCCTGTTCTCTCGTCCAAAGATTATCGATGGACGTGGGTCTTCATGGCCCGAGCTGCTTAGGAAGCTGCTTGAGAAAGGAACAGTCTCTTCTGGGACTAGGTTGCAGCATTCGAACCCATTGAAACCAATAAGTTCGACTTTGCTTCCAGGTCAGTACGCAGTAACCCACACTGCCCAGAAAAATTGGGTATGGGCTTGGTTAGGTTAACCAAGAGGATTTAGTTGGGGTTCTTGGGCGAAAGCCTGTTCCCCATATTCTTACTAAATCACCAGAG